CGGGCGCGGGGGCCTTCTTCGGCTGCTGGATGACGCCGTTGACGAATGCGGCCGCGGCTTTGGCGTCGGTGGCCAGCTCCATGAACAGGTCGCTGTACGCGTTGGTCTGGGCGAAGGCGTCCCGGATCTCCTGATTCTTGACGAAACGCTTGCCGTCGGGGGACTTTTCGCCATAGGCCCGCAGGATGATGTCCTTGAACACGTTGATGATCTGCTTTCCGTCCTGGGCCGCGACCACGCGGTTGATCATCTCCACCAGACCGCCATCCACGGAAAGCTCCATCTCCGTCACCTCAGCGGGGGTCAGATTGAAGTAAAAGTCCTCGGTGCGGGGAACACCGTTGTAGTCCTCGTAAGTCATGGTTTTCTTCAGCATTGCAGTTTTCTCCTTTCAAAAATAAAAAGAAAGCGGAGCCCTCGGTGAATGATATGTACCCCCTTTACTGGGTACATATCAGAAGAGAGCCCCGCTTTTGGGTTGGGGTGGTTAGGATTCCAGGGTCAGGTTGGTCAGCGCGTAGGTCTTGGTGACGGAGGAACCGTCCTTGGTGGAGGTCACCTTGACGCTCTGGGTGTTGTTCTTGATCAGCAGGACGATATTCTTGTCGGCGTTCAGGGTCACGGGGCCCTTGGTGCCGCCCACCAGCTCCACGGTGGTGACGGCGTCAGTCGGAGTCACGTCGAACTTCAGGGCCAGGTAATGGCCGGACTGCTCGGCGGGCTTGCTGCTGAACTCGGTGTAGCCGGTCACGTTCTTCAGCGTACCGGTGATGCTGTCCGCGCCCACCGCGACATTGGTCTGAAGGTCGGACACCTTCTTGCCGAACAGGGTGGCGTCGGCACTCTCAGGAGAGGCGGTCACAGCCACGGAAGGCTTGAGCAGCTGAATGACCTCCTCAGGCAGAGGCAGGCGGGCGTCCTGATCCTCGGTGCCGTACAGGATGTCCTCCAGGGCCTTCAGCTTGGCGGGATCGACCTTGGTGGAGGTGATGATCAGGCGGGCAGTGGGCTTGTAGCCGGGAACGTCCACGGGAGTGGTGGTGATCTCCCAGCTGGGGTTGATGGGCTCGGGGGAGTCGTTGACGGTCTGATAGCCCCGCTCAGAGGGAGAGGCCAGGCCGCCGTAGACCAGGTGCAGCTTGTAGCCGTGGTCCTGACCGTCCACATCGTTGCCCAGCTTGGTGCGGTAGCTCAGGCCGAAGACCTTGCGGTTCTGCTGGCCGGCGACCACACCGGGGGCGATCTCGGCGGAGCCGTCGCACTCCTCCCACTCGTCGGGGTAGGTGTAGCACTCGACGGTCAGGCCGAAGTCCTCAGCGCCCACCAGCACCAGGTACTTGATGTTGTCGGCATAGAGGTTGTTGGGCTCCGCGCCGGAAGGGCTCTCGGTGATGCCGGTGATGCCGTTCCAGGGCACGCCCTTGTTGTAAAGGCCGGCGGAGCTGATGGGGTAAAGGACAGCGCGATCAACACCGGTTTCGTAAAAACGCTCACCGGTCTTGTCCCATACGATTCTACTCATTTCGGATTTCCTCCTTTAATAGTACAGGTTGAAAATATCGTGGTTCAGGTTGTCCGCTGTAAAATGGCGGTCATGGGTGCACATGGGCAGCATGGCGAGGCGGTGAGGGAGGTCGCTGTCCGGGTTCTTGTAGATGACTGTCACCTGGTAGCGGTCCAGCAGGCGATAAGGGGCGTTGTCCGCGTGGACAGTTTCGATTTCGCTCCGCTCATAGACGATGCAGTCATACCGCACCTTCAGGTTCTCCGGCGGCTGGAAATACACATTCCCGGAGCCGAGAATGCCCTCCAGAACCGCCTGGAGCTCATAACGCCTATTCATGGTACAGCCCTCCGATGGTCAGGATCAGCCGCGGATAGCCCACCTCGACCCTTGAAATTTTCCACTTCGCCCCCATGAACGTCACATACCGCATTTTGTGGAAATTCTCCCTGGCGAACGGATCGGCGACTATGCTGATCTCGTTCGCGACATTGATGTCATCGTTGAACGACTCCCCAGACTGAAGCTGGCGTGCATTCCGGGTCAAATCGCCGTAGTACGGATACTCAACGATCTGCTCCTCATGCACGCCAGGCGCGGTCTGAATGGTCTCAGCATAGCCTACCGATCCATAAAATTTCGCCATTTTGAATCTTCTCCTCAGGGAGTGCCGGCCCCGCCGCCATCGCCGCCAGTACCGCCGGAGGTGAAGGCAGCCACGGGCTCCTCCAGAGCGATGGCGGAGTAGACGCGGGTCAGAGCACCGGACAGCCGAGTCTCGATCAGGTACTTCTGCTGGTTGAAGTCGATGTCGAACTGGTCGAACCGGGTGATCTCGCCGCCCTTGGTGGAGCCCACGGTGTAGTCGGTCAGGTTGACGAAGATGCCCAGCAGCTTGTGCTTGTGGCCCTCGTCATCCATGCGCACCAGACCCTCAAACTGCTCGGCAGTGTAGAGCTCGCCCACATTCAGGGCGGCGGCCAGGTCGGCCTTGGAGGTGTAAATGCGGCGGCCGTTCATGTCCCGGGCCAGCAGCATCACGTTGACCATATGGGGCGTGCAGAAGAAATCGGGGGTGCCGGTGCCCTTGTACTTCTCACGGGCATAGAGGGCGGCGGCGATGACTGCCTCAGCATAGATATAGTTCTCGCCGAAGCTCATGCTGGTCTTGCTGCCCTGGAGCTCGGCCTTGGCGGCCTCGATGTCCACGTCGTAGTGGATGGTGTAGAGGTCGTTGTCGTTCCAAATGGAGCGGATGTGATCCTCGGAAATCTTCATCTCATCATCCGGCTCACGGCCATCGCCCACCATGATGGCGGTAGCGACATCTTCATTGATGTTCTCCCGCATAACGGCGTACTGGTACTCCACCACATCGAAATCGGTGATGTCGATGATGTCGTCCCGGTGCAGGGCATCGGTGCGGTACACGGTCTGGGGATCGGTGGTCCGGGTGATGACGTTCATGTTGCCGGAGAGCTGCTTACGCTTGCCCTTCTGATAGCCGTGGGCCCGGATACTGTCCTTGCGGGTGTCCGTCTGGCGGGTGCGGATGCGGCTGATGGGGCTCTTGTGAACCTTGCGCATGACAACGCTCACCCAGCCCTGGTCACGAGCGACCCGCTCAGGAGCGCCGGGGCGCAGATCCTTGTAGTCGGGGAACAGGCTCTCGATGTTGTCGATGCCGTGCTTGAGTTCGTTCTGATCAGCGTAGATCTTCAGAGCAGTCCGAAGGCTGCCCACGCTGCTGCTCTTGGCCAGAGCAAGAATGTCAGCGCAGTCGGAGTGGCTCAGAACGGTGTCCTGAGTGTCTTCGGTGTCGAACACATTGTGCTTCATGGTCTTGTTTCCTCCCTTAGATTTGTCGGATTTGTTGTCGGGGTCATCGGGGTCCTCTTCCTCGTCATCCTCGGCGTTGTCGTTCACCTGCTCCGCGGCAGCAGCAATCAGAGCGTACATGACCTTCTTCTGCTTCTCGTTCATGGTGTTGACAACATCCTCGATGGTCTCCTCGTCCTCGGGCTTCTCTTTACCCTTGGACTTATCGCCATCCTTAGGTTTGTCCCCGTCTTCGCCCGCGTTGGGCTTGTCATCAGGCTTCTCCTTGGTATCGGCCTTGTGGATCAGCGGGGGCTTCTCATCGGGACGGTACAGGGAAATAGGCTCGTAAGCGGACAGGATCATCTCCTGCTCACCGCCTTCCCCATGAGCCATGTCCACGAAGTCAATGAAGGCGCCGGGATTCGCACCGGCCACTACCAGGCTGACCTCGCGGATGTCGCCGTGCATGACGTCCTTGTTCGGCGTCTGCCGGAGCCCATTGGCATAGATGGAGAGGGACACAATGTCCCCGTGCTGCACCAGCTCCTTGGCCGCTTTGCCGCTCTCACTCTCGTTGAACGTGCAGTATGCATAGACGCCGTCCTTGCGGTTCTCCAAGAGGGCGTGGCCCAGGATGTTGGTGGGTTCGTTGTGCTGGTGGTTCCAAACAAGAGGAACCGTCTTCCCGTCGCAGTGCTCGAATGCGTTGTGGCGAATGGTTCGCCCATCAGCGCAGACAAGATCGTTTCGGGTAGCCCAGCCACTAAAGTCAAACTTCAGATCCATTTTGAACATTTCCTCCTTCGGATTCAGATGGTGGCTGTTCGCCCTCCCCTTTCGGGGCGCTTAGGTTACTGTTCCGGAGCTCGTCCGCCTTGGGGTCCTTCGACGGCTTCATACCGATCTTCTGCCGGATCTCGTTGGAGGTCATGATCTCGTTGCGAGTCATCTTGTCGGCAATTTCGGCGATGTCGTTGATGGGCACCAGCCTGAACGGGTCTCTGAAGAACAGGATCGACTGCTTCTGTGACCGAGCAGTTTTGGTGAGGAATTTCCTCTTCATTTCGTCAACAATGGCGGACAGGATGGGTTCGATGGTCCGGTTGTCGTAGTTCAGCTTCGTCCGGTCATCAGCAGTGCCGTCCAATATCCCCTGGGTGATTCCCAACTGGCTGTAAAGCATACTCGTCAGGTATTCGATCTGGGACATCAGATTGTTGTCGATGGGCCGGTTCAGCTGCACCACATGCTCCGTGCCGTCGGTGTAAGCGACGCCATACTTGGAGCCGGACAACTGTTCCTCAATATCTCTACGGCGTTTTTCCGCCTGTTGACGTCTCGCTTCCGTCTTGATGACGTAGGGGAGCTGGATGATCAGATTGAGCTTTCCGGAGCCGCTCTGTTCGTCGATGGCGTCCAGAATGTTCAGCTTCCGGATCAGCCGCTGCATGGTGGAGTTGGGCTCGTTCATGATTGCGAAGAACGGGTTCTCCACCAGTGCCACCGTGCTCTTTGGCAGGATAATGTCCTGCTTTTCACCCCGCTGCTCGTTATAGACCCGCAGCTTTACGTGCTGTGGATACCATTCCAGGACCTTGCCGACCCGCAGCTTCTCGATTTTGTAGGAGCCGTTTTCCGGGTCGATATCGGTGTCCGTGGGCACGATGGCCACGCAGCCCTCGTCCAGCATGGACATGACCACGTCCTGGATAAAGGCCCGTCCGGTCTGGTCCAGATTCGCCTCCAGGGACAAGCAGGAATTCAGCGAGGAGTCGATCACCTCGGTAAACCGCCCGTCCTCATCCAGCCTCGCGTGCTGGATGGCGATGGAGGACGCGTCCAGCGCGATCCGGTTGTAGACCGATGTGATGATGGACCGCTCATTGCCCCGGCTGAAAATGGGCCGGTCCGGACGGTAGGAGGAGCTTGGGCCAAGCGGGTATCGGAACCCAAAGGTTTCGTTACCCAAAAAAGCGTTCCAGGCATGTTTCAGCCTGGAACCAAATGCAATTTCCATAATCTCTCACCTCCAGTCCGCGCTTGATGAAATTATGTCGTTGCTCTGTGTGTTGAATTTTGGGCATAAAAATCCGCAGACCCGGTTAAGAGTCTGCGGCATGGTCCATGGGATTACAGTTTCTTCATGTCTCCAGGACTGAGGTTGCTTCTCATGGGGTTGGTCCCATAAATCTGTCCATCGTCTGTGACGAGATACTGGGCAGGGGCTGTCAGTCCCGCTGTGATAGACTGGGTGTTAAGAACGATGCCATTCGGCTTGTCCCAATACCCGACAACCGCCTTATCGGGGAACTGCTTTGCGAAAATAACAATGGCTTCCTTTACGGTCATGTTTATCCTCCCTCTTTACGTCTTTTTAGGTCGTTCAACCGCGGCCAAGGCATAGGTGGTTGGCTCGCAATTATCAAGGCGGTTATATGTGATGGTTTTCAGATTGACAAAGTCCATGAACGATCTGGTTTTCGACGGAGATTGAGTAATCTCTTCTCCGCTCTGACCGTCATAGATTCGAGTTCTGCCGCCCTCATTCTTCCAGAAAAGACTATGCTTCCCCCCGAGTTTCCAAGCCACGGTCAGATTGCCATAGGACCCGTCGCCGGTCTGCGAAAGCGTATCGAGAACGGCTTGCCCCGACTTTTTCCTTCCCATTTTGACCTCAGGGGAATTGAAAGTGGCTTTGAAAAAGTCATCAGAAAAGAATCCATCACTGACTTTTGTCGCCTGCACGTCATATCCCTTCTCTCGAAGGGCCATGGCGGTTGTGCAGAAGGTGCAATTCATGGTGGTGCCCAAATCAGGATAATCCGGATTGGTTACTTTGACGCTCTCTTCCGCTTTCATCTTCCGGGGGAGGCGGGGGCACTCGTCAAAGTCTTTAATATCCTTCTCCCGGTTGAGCCTATCCAGCTCTTTCATCCGGCCTTTCCGCAGCATTCGGTTTTGTACCGCTTTCACGGCGAGAACAGCGGCAAATGCGGAAACATATGTAACCGCCTGGATTGCGAGATCTTCATTTACAGAACCGGTCAATTCGGAAACCTTTTTGGAACCCCCACTCTTCAGAAAAGAATCAACCCCGTCCTGCTGGTTCTGACTATACCGTTCTTTTCCGGCTTTTGTCAATGTACCATCCTTGTTCTGGTAACGACGTACGCCTCATTTCATACCCTTGACGCCGTAGTGCATCAGGTATTCTTGGGGAGAAAAAGGTTTGTCGTAAGGACCCATACTTTTCCTCCTTCGCTTAGTGGGTGTAGTACGCTCTCAGCCGTTTGTTCTCCCTGATCGTCTTTGCCACCAGTAAACTATTGACAATCGTTCCGCCGATCGCGATGGTCGATTTGGCAATATTGGCAACCTTCTGGTTGTTCAGTTGGTTCGCGAGAAGTCTGGACACCACGGTGCTTCCGGCAATGATAACGCCCTCGGCCAAATAGGTCGCTTGGGTGTTTCCCGAAATAGTTTTTCCACTCTGGTGAAGCTTCTTTCCTTCCTCGGCCAGTTTGTCGGTTTTCAGCTTTTCATAAGCGTTTTCCATTTTACGCTTCTCGGTCTTAACAGCGCTCTTGGCATCCTTGACCTGCTGACGGGTAGCTTGACCGGATTTGTAGGCGGCCCTGGTTTCGTCTGCTTTCGACTTAGCGGTTTCGTAGTCCGACTCCGCTTTGCGATACCGTTCCAGACCCTTGCGGGTGTAAGAACCGTCGTAGTTCTGGTAGCGTCTTACGCCCCATTTCATACCCTTGACACCGTAGTGCATCAGGTACTCCTGCGGGGAGAGAGGCTTTTCATAGGGCTTCATAGTACCCCCCCTTTTTTTTTATTCAAATGCTTCTGGATTGTGCTTATAGGCCACATACGCATCCATCATGGCCGCCACAGCGTCGATTTTCTGGTCGGACCGTTTCTTCAGCAGCTTCCGGTTTCCATTGGTGTCCTCCATGGTGATGCAGTTTCCCATGGAGAAGGTGAGCAGCTCCTCGTCAAAGAGCAGCATACGCTCTCCGGCCAGCTTTTTCAGCTCGCCCAGAGGGACAGATTCCGTCCGGGAACCCTGTCGGACCACTTCTACGCCGAAGGGGCCGTTTTCATCTGTCCACCGCTTGATGAACTCCTGGGCGTTATATGGGTCGTAGCCAAAGCAGCGCACGTCATAGCCCCGGTTGATGATGTGCTCGTCCAGGTCATTGTAGACCTGCATCATGTCCAGGACGGTGCCCTCCATGACGATCAGGCTCCCCTCCGCCATGAAGTCCTCATACTTCACCCGCATGGCCGCCGGCAGCTTGTGCAGGGTCAGCGATGTGATGTAGTTTCGGGTCTTGACGCCAAAGGAGCCATCCCGAAGAGGAAACAGGAAGGTAAAGGAGCAGAAGTCATCGCCCTGGGAAAGGTCCGCCCCCAGGGAGCAGGGCATCTGCCAAAATCTCTGCCGGCGATGGGGGAGAGTCTCCTCATAGGTGAAGTAGTAGGTGTAGCCCTCCATGGGCAGCCCGAACCGCTTTGCCAGCATATCGTTGCGGGTGGCGGGGGCCGTTTCTGCCCGGTCAACGTCCTTCTGGTAGGTCTCGTAGGTCACGGTCTTTCCCAGGTTGGGGTTTGCCTTGATCCACATGTCCGGATAGGCGACCTCTTCCACGGAGTCCAGCTTGTACCACCAGATGGACACGTGCTCCTGGGGAGGGCCGATGCCCTGAAGAATGTTCATCAGCTCCATTTTGATGGTGTCGCCCGCTCCGTTTCGGACCGTGCCCTCGGAGCTGGTGGCGATGATCAGGTAGTCGTCCAGCTTGGATGCGCCCTGCTCAATGGCACCGATGACATCCTCCCGGGCGTCCGCCGAAGAAAGCCACTCATCCACCGTGGCCACTTTGCAGCGGAGTCCCTGGAGCTTGTCCACCGACATGGGACGGACCTCCACCAGGGAGCCGGAGATGAAGTTCTCGATCCCCTTCTTTGTAGAGGCCAGCTTGACGCGGTTGGCTCTGGAGCCGGTGGTGTTCTGCAAGGAACCCTCGGTCATGAACTGAAACACAGGGCCTCTCGCTCTGGTGATGGCGGTCTTGATGGGGTTGACGATCTCCTCCGCCTGCTTCATGGTGGGGGCTGTCGTAATCTGATGGGTCGTCGAGCCGTCCACCACACAGAAATAAGCCTGGATGCAGGAGTCGTAGAGGGACTTGGCCGCGCCTCTTCCCACAATGAGGTACTGCTTCTTGGTCAGCCGCTGCTTGACCCGCTTCGTCACATACCGGCCGCCCCGTCCATCCGGGTTCGGCACATAGACAGAGCGGTCGTCGAAATAGTACCATCCAAACACCTGTTCGCCCCAGAGCTTGAAGGTATCCAGAAGATGCAGGTCGGAGCCATCAGTTAGGGTCAGCTCGTTCTCGCAGAACTCGATCCACCCCTCCACCGCCCGGTCATCGTAGTAATATCCCGGTGACTCGATCAGGCGGTCGATCCGCCACATCTCCATCGCCACTTCCTTGCAGACGTGAATATCCCCTCGGAGAACGGCGTCCCGAAATGCTCCATAATAACGGGGGACGGCGGTGTTGGATAACATGTACGCACCCGCCTCCTGTTACAAGCCCAGCGGCTTCCGGCCGACCAGGACCAGAGTGGAAAACTTCTGATCCGTCAGATTTGTGCGGTAGACGTCTTTCGGGACCACCTGCTCCATATCGAACACGATAATGGGTGACTTGGCCTTGAACCCGCCGTATATGGCGTCGTTCGTGTCCAGAACTGCGCCATAACCGGCCTCCTTGCACGCATGGAAGAACTTGGTGCGCTGGTTATACATATCGCGTCCCTTTCGGCTGTCGCCCTGACCGTCATAGGGGATGACGTAGTTGAACATCCGGTACACGGTCTGAAGGGCATCGGAGGTCGGCTTGTAGTCCGGCTCCCGCATCTTCCCAAGGACGGCCGCTGCTTCGCGGTAGCCCTTGAACTTGTACTTGTCGTTTACAAAGTACCCCTGCATCCGCTCCCGGTCAGTGACAAAGTTGTAGAAATCCCGGTCCTTCTTATAGAGGTCCATAAAGACCTTGGCTCCGGAATCCTCGCTGGCCACCTTCAGGTCGGTCTTGAGGGAATTGTCGATCCGGTACTTCATGAACGAACCTGTGCCGATCGCCTTTCCATCCTTATCATAGACCGTCTGGGGAATCGGCCGGTTGAACAGGGCGTTGTACTGGTGTTTATCCAGAGCATGGTGGGTGGCGTAGAACATATCGGCGTTCTTGGTCCGGTCCTTATCATAGGACAGCGTGCTCAGCGTGGTCTTATCAACCTTCAGCACCTCATCGAAGTGCTTCTTGTTGTAGATGCTGTTGCCGCTTTTGCGTTTGTTGGAAATGGCCTTCCGCTGGGACGGAGTATAGTCACCGCCGCTCAATGGATAGGGCGGGCCGTTGCGCACGCCCCATTTCTGGCCTAAAATGCCGTGGTGGCGCAGCTCCATACCGGCTCACCTCAGCCCTTCAGTTCCTTGATGGCCAACGCGATGCCCAGTGCGGTGCTGCCAATGGCCAGAACGCCGCCGGCAACTTCCAGCGTGGTCTTGAGCGCTTCGCGGCCCTTGGAGACCTGAGCGGCGGGCACTTCCGCGAACAGCTGGTTATACTGCCGTTCCAGTAGCTCCCGGTTAATCTGATCCCGCATCTCCTTGTCGCTCATCTTGGACAGGTCCATCCGCTTTGGCGTCGGCTTGGAAGTGGTGCTC